TTAAGTTTGTCATTCCCTTATTTGTTATTCCTTCCCGCGAAAGCGGGAATTTAGGTTTTATATAATTTCGCATAAATAAAGGGCGGTTAACTCAGCGGGAGAGTGCTACCTTCACACGGTAGAAGTCACTGGTTCAAACCCAGTACCGCCTACCAAACAAAATCAAGTGGTTAGGTGATGGAGAAATAAAGTTGGATCGGTAAATATTGGTAATGTATTACCAGGGTTTTTCTGCTTTATAGAGTCTCCCTTTCATCGACACGGAGAGTGAGTTCGGCATGGTGCAGGAAATAATTTGTATCAGGCGCCAGCTCGCGGATCCCAACAAAATCGATCTGGACGGGATCGCTGTTTAATGCTGACCCGGATAATGTTTCGTTGCCGTAAAATGCCTGGCATATCAGATCTATAACCCCCTGAAAGGTTTTCTCGGATGACGCCGGATCATCGATCTGATAATATCCCGTGATTTTATAAATATGAACATTCCGGAGTGTGGATTCATTATCCTCAAACGGATCCGTTTTATCCCTGGAAACCATCCACCCGTTTACGATCCCGCTCTTCGACATTAAAGCCAGCCATTCAGCATACGACCGGCTACGCTTCTCCTGGCCATATACAGTTCCTATTCCTGAAACACCTTCAATAATCGAAACAATCGCATCAATGATTTCCGGTACCGCTCCGCCGGCCCAGGAGCCATCCGCCCAGGCATCGGCATCCCAGGATGTAGTAACCCAGCAGGTACCTATCATGCGGCACCCCAGGGCGTTCCGGTTGAACCATTACCTGTGAGCACGGTATCGTTTATCGATTGAATATTTGAATCAACCTCTCCGGTTTTGGTGAAGGTTAAACTATCGGTTTTTGCCTTTATAGCATCAACAACAGCATCAATGGTGTCAATCTTCGTTTCATTCGCATTGACATTCGTTTCGCTCGCAGGGTCAGCCGGTAAGTTATCAGTCTTGGCTTTTATCGCGGCTATCTCTGTATCAAGGAAATCATCAATGGTGTTTATCTTGCCGTCGAGTGTCGTTCCGGTGTCTTCCAAAATAAGCGCGAGATGACCACCTGCGGCCTCGATGGCTGTTTTTATCTGCGCGGTCGTAGGAATATCTCCGACTGCCGCCGGACTCGCAGGAATGAGGTCGGTTTTCGCTTTGATTGCCGCTACCTCCGTATCCACATAATTATCTACCGCATCCAGAGCCGCCGCTGTTGCCAAACCTGATTGAATTTCGGTCACGGCATCAGCCGCTATCGCATCAGCATCTATTGCTCCTGACGCTATGACTGCAGCTGTGATACTTCCGTTAGCAAGTGTCATGGCTGAACCTACCGCCGCCGGTGATGCCGGAATAAGGTCTGTCTTTGCCTTTATCGCCGCGACTTCGGTATCTACATAATCATCAACCGCATCAATCTTGCTGTTCGTGGTTGAGTGAGCCGCCGTGATTGCCGCTTCTACCGCACTCTGGTCGGCAGGGTCAGTTGGCAGGTTATCCGTTTTCGCTTTGATAGCATCAATCAACAGGTCGAGTCTTCCACCATTCACAAGGTCTGTTTGCAGTTCGTTTGTATCAGCAAGGATAGCGGCTATTTCGGTGTCAAGAAAATCATCTACAGTATCAATCTTGCTGTTTGTCGTTGAATGAGCAGATGTTATAGCGGCCTCGACTGCGCTCTGGTCGGCAGGGTCGGAAGGCAGATTGTCTGTCTTCGCTTTAATTGCATCAACTACAGTATCAATCGTGGCAATCGGAGCATTGATATTATCTCCGAGTATCTTTCCTGCTGTTCCTGCCCCATACGAACCGGGTATTGGAGTGCTCCACGGGTCGCCAGCAGAGCCAGCCGCATTGAGTGCGTTCCCTGTAGTTCCTGCTCCGAGATGTCCGGAAATAGCCTCATCCCATACCGCATCTGCAATACCGGCTGCTGTTAGAGCAGAGCCTCCGGCATTATCAGCAATTTCTTTCACAGGTGAGCCTGCAACAGCCGCCGCATAGTTTGTTCCAGAGTTCGTATTGAACAGGTCTGCAAGAGCTGATGCCTGAATTTCATCTACCGATACATTGGCAACCGCCGTATCAAGTTCTGCCTTTGTAGGTGGGTCGTAAGCATTGAGGGCATCCGTTGCCTCGGACTGCAGTGATGCAAGTGCCGTTGCGTTCCACGTTGCTGTTCCATCGGACTTCGGCACCTTCGCAAGCTCGGTTGTAAGTGTTCCGATTTCGGTATCTATGAAATCATCAATCGTGTTCAGCTTCCCGTCAAGGGTTGTTCCTGTATCTTCCAGAATAAGTGCGAGATGACTTCCAGCCGCTTCGATTGCCGTTTTAATTTGTGCTGTTGTAGGAATATCTCCGACTGCCGCCGGTGATGCCGGAAGGTTATCTGTTTTAGCTTTGATAGCCGCGATTTCTGTATCAACCGCCGCAAGAATAGCCGCAACTTCGGTGTCTATATAGCCAGCGATTGCCGCGAGTTGAGTGTCAATATCCGAATCATCGGCAGGGTCAGCCGGTAAGTTGTCTGTCTTGGCCTTTATCGCATCAATCAATAAATCAAGCCTTCCCCCATTAACAAAGTCGGTCTGCAACTCATTGGTATCGGCAAGAATAGCCGCAACTTCGGTGTCAAGGAAGTCATCTATAGTGTTCAACTTCCCGTCAAGGGTTGTTCCGGTATCGGTAAGAATGTCATCGAGTATGAGGTCGAGCCTTCCGCCATTTATCCAATCGGTCAATGCGCCCATTCTTGCGGCTGTAACTTCGTTCGTGTTTGCCAGCTTCGCATCAATATCAAGCCCACCGGCATCGCTTATCGGCACTCCGCCTGCGGCATCTGCGGCGGCGGCAGGCAAAGCGGTTCCGGTAAGACCTCTTGTGGCTGAATAGTTCGCACAGGCAGATTCAAGGTTGTTCGCTTCTGTTTCCTGCGTATCAGCCCTTCCAACCGTCTTTATATTAACATCCATAAAGCCAGCGTCTTTCGCCGTTATATGGGAGATATAGGCCGCTTGAGCAAGAACCATAAAATCATGTCGCACCGGCAAGGCTCCGGACTCATGTACTATAAGAGTAAGAGTTCCCTCCGTGTTTGTGTCGGTGGCATCAAGCTCACAGTTATAATACCCATTCGCATCATGGGCTGCTGCTGTGTCGTCATTCTTCTGTGCCAATGCCTGCCCGTTCTTCGACAACTTTATATCAGCCTGTGAAAGAGTAAGACCTGTTTCAGCAGTCTTACCATCTGTATCATCGACAAACGGTCCAATCAAAACATCTACTGCCGTATTCGCTTGTAAATATCCGCCGAATCCCATTTGTAGTTCTCCTTAATGATTCATATAGTGATGCATAGCAACTGGTATTGAAATGCCGCCACCGCCTGCTGTGTAGGTACAATAAATGGAAAATTTCTGTGTGCCATGAGTCGGACTTGACAAAGGATTAGGCCAAGCTCCATAATCTATAACTAGACGATGCCCTTGATTGGTGTCGCCACTATCATATGCGAAACTCCCAAGCCCAGAGTCATGGTAAAGAACAATAACATAATCGACAGCGGTTAGGGTCGGCGCAGATATAAAATTTGCGCTTTTCCACTGGATTGAATAATTATGCCCCTCTTGTTCATTAGTAGTTCCATTCGACAAGAGTGACAAATCAGAATGAACATACAATCCGAATTTGAAATATTGATTGTATGCAGAAGTGCTAGACATTCTCGCTGAAATGCTTACGCCAGTACCGGCTGCACCTGTGAAGAGAGAACCTGATATCCTTCCACCCATAGCCAATAGGCTTGCTCCTGCTGTAGTATATCCAAAGGTCAGTCCTGCGGCGTGTCTGACGGGATAAACTGCCTTGTCTAAAAAGTCTTGAGGAATGGTAACTGATAAAATATCATTATCAATCTTCAATTCGCCCAAAACTTCCGCTCCTGCTGAATCAATGATTTTTGGCCTGAAGATATGTCCGATTTTTCCACACTTGTATTCTTTCCCTCCGGCATAGTTTACTTTTTCTTCCGAAGCATAAACCGCATACGAACCAACTACATTTTCAGGTCTTTCCGCGCCTTCGTCTATTTCATCTTGCGTGAGCTCTGGCTGGTAAAAGAAATCCAATCCCTTTGTATTGAGGGTGAATTCTACCTTGTTGGTATCTGGTTTTTCTTTGAGAATAACCTCAAATTCGCTCGCACCTTCTGGATGCTCTTTATTTCGTATATCGTAAAAGTGAGCTTCTACCTTATCTCCTTGCCAGATAATCTTTTCGGCTTCGGTGATTATAATTGGTGTTATTTCATCGTGAAACAGGCGTATGGAGCAATTAACTTCATTATCCCATCTCATTATTTTGATTTGTGGAACAAAGTCATCTTGCTTACTATCACCAACCTCTGTCTGGATAAGGTCTTTCGAATCGTTTTTAGGCGCAAAAAAGAATGTATTCCTATCAATGGAGTACTTCTCAAGCACTTCCCGGCTTATAATAGTTGGAATATCAGGCACTTTTTTTCCTTTTCAATATGCGGAAACTAAACATCATTTAAGCCAACCCCCGCACTCACAAAATTAAACTATAGGCAATATCTCATGCCCTGTTACTACCGGAACAGCAACCTCAAATTCGTCATATGTCAGGTCTGCGTTCTTCGTGCCTGCGGCCTTACTGACAACTCCGGATAGGCTTGCTTTAAGCGCTGTTGCCGCCGACTGCCTTTTCTCATTATCATCAAATGACGCTGTGAATGTGATTCGATATGCTTTTGCCATTGGCGTTCTCCTCAATAAGTATTGGGTTATTATTTTCAATTCTCTTGACCGCAATCCCGGCGAGTTTGCCGATTTGCTTAATGCTATTTTCCACACCGAACATGATGCCTGCCATAGCCTCAACAGCCGCGATACTTTTAATTGTGTTGTTTTTTGCTTTATCGGTTGTTTCCTGAACGCCCCGAAGCGCGGCTTCATGGAAAGGCAGGAACTCTACCCAGTGAGCCGGAAGATAAACATCCCTGACTTCTATTTCTGGCACGGCAAGGGGTTGGCCTGATTCCGTATTTCTCCTTCTTTCAAACCTGACTTTTACTGTAAGGGCTTCTTTTATCTTTGCCTCTACCTTCGCCGCTATCATTTCTTCGAGCCATTTTTTATCGTTCTTGCTTAACATAACACTCCTTAAATATTCATGTATTGCATCGTTCCAATAGCCGCCGCCGGTCTGTAAGCCGTTCCGTGATTATGAGCAGTGCCGGAACCGACTGAATCATGGGTATGTGCGGCCTGCGTAGCCGTTACGGTTATAAGAGTTGAGCTTTGCGATGTTGATTGGTCAGATTGAGGCACAATAGCCTGCGATGATCCTGCCCCCGCGGTTACTGTTAAATTATCCGTAACTGTTATTGCCGGAGTCTTTGCTCCGTGGTCATGAGCGGGCAGGTTTGCGACTGACAATGTGCCGTCGGGTTGTGTCCATGTGCCTCCTGTAGTTCCACCATTTGCATTATAAGCCTGCGACCCTCCCTTTAATGCCAGCACCGAGTCGGTCACGCTTGAATCAACTACCCACCCATCAGGAGCCGTATTCCTATATACCCATAACTTATGCGAGGCATCTCCCTGCATTACCCCGAGCCATGCGTCATTGGCATTGTTCCGTATCTTCGGGATTTTGTTCGTCGTATGAAACCACTGCATCCCGGCTACCAAGTCAGATGGAGCGGAAGCCCCGGAAAACATAGATTTCAATGCCGCAAAGTTATTTTCTATCTGCTGCATATCCGCAACAACCGTATGCCCCGAGTAATTATAGCAATCATCCTGATAGTTCTGACTCATTTCTCCACCTCTTTTAGTGCACTTATTTTATCAGCTACTTTGACAAGAGATATTTCAGCCAAATTTTTGACGGCATCGGCTTCTGTTATCGTTGCGAGATACTTGAGCGTTTTCTCCTCCACGGCCTTTTCAAACTGCTCCTGCGTTTCATATGGCACGCAAATGTTCTTTAAAGTCACCGAAGGAGCCTTATCATCGACCACCTTTACATATACGACATGGCCTGTCTTCTCCGCGTTGCTCGCCACTTTATCCAGCTTATATGTTATCATTTCATCACCAGTAAGCCGCTACCATGTTGAGTGTTTTCAGATATAAGTTACTGCCGAGGTCGGGGTCTGTGATTGTAATTTCAACCTGCACATACCGCGCCTCAATCTCTATCCCAAGTATTTCCAGTTTATCAGCCGAGTTCGTGAGGCTTCCTGTGGTATCTCCCCAATACAGTTTTGCTGATATATTCCCTGCCGCTACAATAGCAAGGAAATCTGACCACCTCGTTGTTGAGCCGACCAAATCTTCCCATGTATCAGCTACCGGAACAACATCTTCCCAGTATCCATCGCTCGATGCAAAGGCTGACAGGAAATCTCCCCATACCCGAACCTTTATTTTCGAGCCGAAATCATACTCAGGTGACAACCAAGTGCCTGTTAAGACATCATCGGTATGGCTGCACTTCAAAGCATCCGAGCCGCTGTAAGTTGTGTGCTCCGTATTATCATGCGTTCCAATAGCATCATAGTCCCATGCCCAAGTGTCGACATCTGCATAACTGGGCGGATAAAAGACTTCTACCACAGCAGACACGGCGTTTTCAGAGTAATTTCCAGAGTTGTCTTTCGCCTTGCACCAAAAGGGGTGCGTTCCCGGCCTTACTCCTACAAGCCTGAAATTCGGGCTTTCGTTTGATGCGATATACAGGCCGCCGTCCCACGCATCCCCAAGCCTCAATTCATATACAGACACATCATTATCAGAGATATTGTTTGCGTAAATATTGACCGTATCCCCTGCCGCAATCGCTGTTAAAGATGACAGGTCAGACGGCAGTTCGGTCTTCCCTATAATTACTCTGGATATTGTATAACCATCAGCAAACGCCTGTTTCGTGCCGAATATCGATACCGACACCATCCGGCAATAGTATGTTTCTCCTTCTTCCACCGGGTCAACTTGATAATCTCCGCCTGAACGGGTCATGTATTTCCAATCTCCGGAGCCGATTTTAAGATGTATCTCCGCACATTCCCAAAAGGGATAATCCTCTGCGGCAGGCTTGTCGAAATTAATCTTCCACCGAGTAAATGTTCTCTCCCGATAGGTATATTGTTCTTCCGAACTCGATACGTTTATAACCGGAGGGACTGTTGAGAATGGCACTGGAAGCGTGGTGTCATGGTAACTATGGCTTTCGATATTATAGGTGTCATCATAGAAAATATCATCTTCTTCCGTTACCTCAATCGACACATTTGACTGACCATCATAATTGACTTTGGCGACCCTGAAATACTTTGCGTCCCAGCCCTTCGCCGCACTTGTTATATCTATAACATCAAAAGGCTCGAGTGCGATACACCTGCTGTGACATTCAAGAGCCGCCTCTTTGTTAATTCTCTCTTTTTCAAGGTGGTAGTTTGCCATTTTCATAGCATTGGTATAAGAGGATATGCCGCGAATAGTCAGTGTTTCCTCTCTGTAATCTCCATCCGCCGCCATTGCATCTGTATCTGACAGAACATAATCATCCAGCACATACTTCTTCTCTGCATTCAGGAACTTTATCCTTATCGCATTCGGAGTATCATATATTGACGGCTGCACCACTCGGAGCGAGCTTTTGCCGTTCCTTTCCACAATATCTTCATCGGTGAGCGACATACACGATGTTTCGTAATCAAGGTCAGCAAAAGGCATTTTAAATACGTTTTCCGAATATATAAAGCTGGCTCTGAATGTATCCAGAATTTCTCGGAGATTATCTACGCACTCCCTGTTTTCAAATATAGGGATATCACAAGTCCAGCCTTTATCAGTGCAATATGCCGCCGCTTCTTCTATGCTTGAGTCGAGAAGCCTTGATGATGAAATCTCCCTTCCGCCTCTCCTGCTCGAGCGCGTGATAAAATCCCTTGCACATAAGGCCGGATTGTTTGAATACTCCGTGACTGCCGTATCCGGATTATAAACTTTCAGCCCTTCGACTTCGAGCGTGATGTCCGGCTTTCCCTGAAATTTATCCCCATCGTATTGGAGCGATATATAGATATAAGCCGTATATCGCAACGGATCATTCCATGCCGGTATTGCCGTGTGAAGTGTTGAGCATACGGCCTGCGTGGAGGTTCCGGTAAACACCTCATAGCTTACGTTTGCTCCATACTCCGTATAGATTTTACCATCAAGAAAAAGCTGGTCGACTCCGCCGGTTTGGGCGATGCCATTTATCTCGCCTTCTCCGATAATCCCTATGATGTGCAGGGTCTTGGCATCTGTTCCGGTTGTACCAATGTAGGCCTCGTTTATGCCTACTTTCGTGCGCCCGTATATAAGTGGGATTGGTTCCTGATTCGACCTTTTATTTATCATATGGCCACGGGCAGGGTCAGAGCGAGAATACTTCTTCTTGCCAGCGTTCTTCGCCTTACGATGGTTCTCGTAAGTATAAAGGACAACCGCCGCTACATATAATGCATAAAAGACTGCTCCAACCGCCTGTGGCATTTATATAATCCTTCTTGCCATAATTATTTCAATATCTTTTAATGAGAATAACCGAGTGCCTGCAATTATAAAGCTCGATACCGCCCTTCCGTTTCCGCAAAAGATTGCCGGAAATAAACCGCTCACTCCCGACTTCACAATGATAATATCTCCTGCGAGTATTTTCTTATTATCAACGTGCTGGCCTATGCTCTTAAATGCCTCAATTAATATCCTTTCCGCTTCTTCTTTTTCTTCCATCATGCGAACATGATAATTCTCCCGTGACCATCCATCAATCGGCTCAATTACTATGCCGTTCTCGTTGCACCATGAATAAATCATGCCGAAGCAGTCATATCCGTTCTCGTCTGCTCCGCCTGACAGAAAAGGCTTTCCGATATATTTATTCATTCTACGGGCAAATTTCATTTTGGTATCCTGCCCCACCATATCTCTTTGTCCATTAATGAAGGTAAGAATCTGAATCCCCCGAAACTCATATCATTGCTCAATGCTTGGCATCTTTCATAGCTCTTATCGCACCATGTTTCCGCACCGGCATAGGTGCACTCCGTTCCTTTGAATGCCCACGGGCAGGATGCCTGCGCTGTTCGTAAGGTCTTCTTTCTCCATAGGATAAACTCATTCACTATGGTTATATCAGCAGAGGGCTCCTGCAGTTCATATCCACCGACAAAGCCCCTGAACATCACCGCGGATGCAATTACTTGATAATCAGAGCCGATTGCCCCGTATGTTAGAATTGCAGTTTTATTCCTTACATCTTCTCCGAGCAATATGCCTGAAATAGCAAGGTTCGCATCATCCATCTTTATTGTCACGCTGTCTGCTGACATCATGGCCGCAGTTGAGATGCTTCCCACTTCCATACCGATAGGATTATGCTTATGCCCGTCAAGGTATATCGGGAATTGAAAATCGGTATAATAATACGTTGATGTGAATTGGAATTCTACCGCATTAAAGAAACGATATGCGCTCTTTGCGAGTTCTGCGGCAAGTCCTGCATCAAAGTTTCTCACGGGAATATGCCTTTCAGCTCAAGGCCGGTTGTGTATAATGCGGTTGTGAATAGATTTCTTTCGAGCCTATCATTCTTGAACCTGCAGTGGACTCTCATATATCCCGTAAAACTGCAGGAAATCACATCGCCTTCCGCCGGAGCTGTATCGAATGTTACCCTATCTGCGCTCTCCGCTCCGCCTCCTGTAAGAAGCGTGTAATCGCCTGCGCTTACCGCCTCTCCGTTATTATAAATGGTGACGGCTGATGTGCTTTTTCCCGGTATATCGAATGTTACTGTCGAGCCGTCCCCTACTCCAATATAAAGCCCTGACCATGCCTCTGTTTCAGGAAGTGTATAAAAGTAAAATGCTTCGTATGCTCCGCCTCTGGCAATAAAGAAGTTCCACAGATACCCGATTTCGGTTTTGGATAATACTTCATATCGCAGGGTTACATCATACTTTGCAAATGCCTGTTTCTGGCGTGACTGCTCATTTGCCCCATCGAATTGGGTCAGGATTGTATTCCATACCTGCGTTATCTGTATCGGGAATATAGGAACCGGCGATGTAGGAAGTTCTGACATTAATCATCTCCCAACAAGTCTTTCATCACATATCGAAGTGACGAGTTTGATTTCATAGCCTCAACAAACGGCGCAATAACCGCCGAGGGATTTCTTTTACAAACGTCTGCAAAGCTCTGTGTATCGAGGGCATATACGTTCAGGTTTCCTATGCTCATGCCGCCGCCTAAACCTGTTCCAGATACACCCAGTTTGCCGTCTGCGCCACGCTTGAGAGGCATAACGGCTTCCGGACCTGCCTCACCCATAAGTCCAGCCCCGTGAGCCATAGGGAAGACTGTGGGGCGGTCTACAATGCCTCCGTAAGCGAAAGGCTGCAGCCTGCCCATGTCAAATACGTTCCCTTTTGCGCTCGCTGGCGTGGATGCGAACCATGAGCCGACCACCGAAAAAGCTGTTCCTATCCAGCCGTTTTGTCCACCTGCCCCACTCGCTGAATCAACCGATGCCGTAATCATCTTCTGTATCTGTATCTTAATCAAGTCATGGATTATTGAATTTGCAAGGCTTTTGAAATCGAGCTTCCCGGTCATAACAAACTTTGTGAGGGCTTCCGAGGTTTCCTCTAACATCTTCTGCATCAATTTAAAGCCAGTTACTCCATCGTTTTCGACCTCCTCTTTCCATTTCTTCCAGCCTGCTGACATTCCTTCAATCAACGTGAGGTGGTTTTCCGCATACTCTATATCCCATTCGGTTAGTTCATTGATGTTTGCAAGCGCCCTTGTATGCTCATTCTGTGCGAGCGCCTCCTTGTATTCGGATGACTTTACAAGTTCATCCATTTCGTTCTGCCGTCTATCCTGCTCGAGTTTGTCTATCGTAGTCTGATTCTGCTGAACACGGATTGCGGCCTGCACCTTCTCATATTCAGAATCCTCACCGGAATAGCCCCGTGCGAGTTCAAATTCTCTGCTGAATTGCTCTGCCTGTTTCAGGTCTGCTTTGTGCTCGCGCTCTGCTTCTTTCCTTCTTTCCTCTGCGGCTTCTTTTGCTTTTGTTTTGGCGATGCGTTCTTCCGCATCTTTTGCTTTTCTTCTTGCCCAATAACCCGACCCCTCTGATGCCTTCGGGTCAGATGTAACCCCTGTGTTTAAAGGCTTGCTCCCGAATGCACCGGATAAGCCCATTTCTCCGCCACTTGCATTAAAGACAGCATTAAAATACTTTATCGCCGCCTTTGTCATTTCATCGTAGGCTTCTACATAAGCCGCCGACATTGTCTGGATATGCTCTGCCTCATTCTTCGCCATACCGCCCATAGCTTCGCCAGATTTTTTCGCCTGAATAAAGGCGAGGTCGAGCATGGTCGTGCCTTCGACCCCTTTCTCAATAGCATCGTTTAGGACTTTCATCTCCTGCTTTGATACAAGGCCGAGCTTGACAAGAGCCTTCGGGGTTTTGTTCGCTATCGCATCAGCAATCGAATCAAACGCTTCGGTTACGCTCTGCCCGGTTGTCCGTGCCGTAACTCTTGCTATTTCAGCAATCTTTATCATGTCTTGCGCCGACAAATCCTGCGTCATGCCCTTGATTGCTTTCTGCATCAGTGCGGAGTCTTCAATCGTTCCGGCGGAAGCCCTTTTCATTGCCTTGACTATTTCATCAGCATCTTCCTTGTAATGTTTGGCAACATTTTTAAATGCGGCCTCAACTTGAAGCTCTTTCGCTCCATGTTTCAGGATTTCAAAGCCTTTCCCGATATAGCTTATGGCTTTCTCTGCGGCAGTAGCCAGCACAGCAAATTCAAACGCGGTTTTCGTGACTCCGCCCTTGAGCGAATCAAGGCTCGCCAAAGAGGACTTGATTGCGCCCTGTGTTTTGTCATCTGCTGTAATCGTGAGTTTGACTTCGTTTGCCATTGAGTTTCCTGTGGAAGTTTATTGTAAGGTTACTCGGTCAGAACACCTTTTGTTGCACATGGAGCAGACTTCTATGTTCCTGCACGCCTTTTCTTTCTTGCTGACACCGTAATACTGATTCAGATAATCGGTTTCAAGTATCCGGAGCTTCCTCAATATCGTATCATCCATCTCTATTCCGAGCCATTCCGCCACTTTGTCAACCGCTACGAAATCCAGCCCGGTCGGTCCTCCGAACCCTGTTCTCATCTGCGTAAATGAGCTTGCCCATATCTCGAGGGCTTCTTCGTTTTCTTCGAACACTTCCGGAGCAGAGCCTACTCCGCCGCCTTCTCTCCACCGCCGGAAGTCTGTGAGTTTTTTTCCGATGCATCCGACCCGAACGTAAGCCCCATTATATCGACAAATATCTGGACATAAACGTTGTTGGGCAGGTTCTCCGCCGTATATGCTTCTGAACCAAGCACCAGATGCACTATTTTGTCTGTCAATTCTCCCTGCTGTGTTGCTGAAAGCGATGGGTCTGACAGCCCTTCTTTCCGGAGTTCTATTACCTCTTTTCGAGTAAGGCTACGGATATTGAAGGGAACTTCGTTATATTTCTTTTCTATCGTTTTATGAGCCAAAAGTTACTCTCCTTTCAAAAGGCGCAACTGCGTTGCATATTATGTGAAAACGATACTCAATTCATCATCGCCTGCATTTCTCGATAGCAAACAATCGATTCCGAGCGATTTCTGACCGCCTCTGTCTGCAGGTGTGATACTTGTGTACTGAACCTTCGGAGCCGTAATTGTGCAGATATTCCCTGCCGCCCCTGTGAGTGCAAGGGTCAATGCACCGAGTGCTCCCGACCTCCACTTCCCGAAAAAGTCATATGTTGCAATTATAACTTCTTCCGGGTCAATGGACAGCGTGGGGTTTCTCTTTGTGATTACCGCACTGAAATTACCCGATGAAGCATTGACGCTCGGTCGCAGAGTTACGGTGTTTCCGAGCCTGAATTCCATCGTTCCAATAAGAGCCGCATAACTATCGATTGTCATTGTGGCTGTCTGGAAAGGAATCGGCAGAGTGGACTCATACGCTACACCGGATGACAGCATCGCAAGCGTGGTAACGGAGAAGTCCGCTCCTGTGAACACGAAATGGAGCATACCGGGCTTTCCGGCTTCGAGTTTAAGGCTAACATCGCCCCTACAGCCCCACATCTGATAATGGATACCGTCTGCATACATACCGAGCGTGATTGATGATATTGAGGATGATGCAGGCTTATATGTGACCGAGGTTCCTGCTGACACGGTTTCACCGAAGCCGCATGCTTTCAATAGCTTCCCAAGGGCCGGAGCCGTTCCTGCCGTTCCTGACCCTTTCAATTCCACATCGAACTCCATAACTGCCGACCTCAATCCCGGCACCCCTGCGAACCGAGATAATGATGATGTAAGGTTGTCACGCCCTTCTACGTTTATGCTTGGTTTGAATGAAGGATTCATGGCAAGGAAGGCATCGGCGCCGGCAAGCGCAATGGCAGTCCCTTCCGTCACCTCTATCTTTGCGGCCACCTGTGTTAAAGCGTTAAGCATTTTCTTTAACCTCCAATAAATAGGGTTTAGGGTTCAGGGTTCAGGGTTTAGGGTTTCCTATACCCTCGACCCTATCCCCTACACCCTGCTTTATTAATTCCAGATATTCCTTTTCCGTAATCTCATTTCCTTCGGCATCCAGGTAAATTGTTTTACCCGACCGCGATATATCTTCCATTGGTTTTTCTCCGAAAAACAGTTAAAAGCAAAAAGTGAAAAGTTTAAAGTTTAAAGGCTTTGCCTATACCCCATACCCTTGCCCCTTGACCCTGCTTTTAAATCCATTCCCTTTCTTCCACCGCCAAACTCATTTCTGCTGTGTGCACGAAATATTCAGGCGCAATTTCCCTGGTTGAGATTGAATCAACCGAAACCGGATCACTGTTTAATGCGATTCCGTTTAATGTTTTCTTGCTGTTGAACGCCTGCTTGATGGTATTTATAAGCTCCTGAAAAACACCTTCTGAGGCTTCAACATCATCAACCGTGTAATATCCTTTGATTTTAAAGACGTGCCTGTTTAAAATTGTAGGATATCTGTTTTCTGCCACGGTGCTTTTCCGGCTTACGGTCCAGCCGTTTATAATATCATCCGAGGCCATGAGCGACTGCCATTCCGCGAACGATCTGCTGTGCCGCTCATAATCATGAATTACGCCGATCCCGACAACACCGCCCAGGATAGAAACTATTTCGGCAAGCAAAGCGGCCTGGCCCATTACCGGTTCCTCCTGCTGATATGACACCGCCAGATCAGGCCGTCGTCTACCAGCCTGGCGAATATCACGTTCCATGTTTCGGAGCCTATTCCCACCGAATCCCCAGGAGTGACTACCGGCACATCAGACGCCATGATATCCATCATCGCATCGGTATTGAGCGCATCCATGCCTTCCATCGGCCCGGGATCTCCATAATCGATCAAGGCTTTGATGCTCTGCGCCGATCCACCGGTATGCGTATATGATATCGCCGTGGCAAAATCATCAGTGTTGAAAAACACGGTGGATAGATCGGCTGATATTTGGGATGATAAAGTCATAAAAATAGGGTCCAGGGTTCAGGGTTTAATGTTCCGACCCGGACGGAAACAGTAAGCCTGCCGCAAAATCAACCATTTTATCTACAAGCGGATCAATCGCATCCAGGGTTTCTTTCTGCCCACCGGTAGAGATCCCCTGCACTCCATCATAAGTTGCTTTAACGGCTTCAATAACGGCCGCTTTTTTATCCGCCCCGGACCCCTTTTCAACAAAAAACTTCTCAGCCAGGGATACGAGCTGAATGATAAGCGGTATCAGTTTCACAAATAACGCGAAATATTGCATGATATAGATCCTTTCAGTACGGCCAGCATGATTCAACGCCATTCATGTTGTCCGCGTGTATAAAGTTATCTTTGAATGATATGCCAATCCTGCGGAACCCGGCCAGGTACAGCCCTTTAAGAATTTTGCCTCTTACCGGACCATTCACAGCCTCAATATCCGCAGCCTTTCCGCTGGTGTGGTTTTGCGTGGATGAGCCGATTGCAGCATTGTGTTTCGGGCACCGGTAGCCTGAAGTGATTACAAACGGGACACCGGCAATCTCCCGCGCCTTTTCAAGCATCGCAAGAAAATCAGCGTTCATCGGATGCTCTCTGCAGCATTTGCAGGCGAATTCTTCAGGCTTAAAATACATAATCCTCCTGTTTAATCTCTCGGTATAATTACATTTCCGGTTTTAAGAGATTTACAGGCGTCGTTACCGCATGACACCTCATGATAGTGGCTGTTCATCCGCTTCCAAATATCAGCGCAATCATTTTTTATTCCTGTTAGCACAAGAATCATGACACCCTGAAGAACCCCTACTGATATGCCAATAATAGCAACGATAGTTTGTTCCATCTCATGAGTTCCCTTTTTCAATATCAATTATGCCGATCCGGACAGGATAATACCTCGCGCACTTCGGATTGTTTTCCGGATCGTGACCGCATATCCGGCAATCCCCCGCGCCGTTACCATCCGGCCCGATATCAGGCCTGAATATTTGGTGAAGACAGAGAACTATTTGGCGCATCGGGCTTCTTTGTTTCAATCGGAGACAGGGACGGCAAAAGAACCTTATCCTTAAGATCTCCGATAATGCCTATAATCTCACCGGCCTTGAACTCCACATCGGACAAAACCTCATAAGTATCTTTTTTTTTCAAAAGCTTTAGAAAGCGTTTCCGCAATGAGGCCTGTTTCTCATCAAGCTCAAGCGACATTCCAGCCGGTATAACCGTTCTCGGCGCTACAGTTTTGTATTTCATTATAAATATCCTCTTGCGTAAAATTGAAAACCAGGCACGGCACAGCATAAAGCCGTGCCTGACTATCACCTATAAGATCACTATGTCATTGTGACCAGGCAGGCTTTCTGCCACATGCCATAGCCGACGTTTCTCCATGTATCGATCCCGTACTGATGAGCGTCGTTATCGAACGCATACTCGGAGCCTTCGCCCTTGATCTTGAGATCCACCGCGGTCTCTTCCTGACGGATGAGAGCCTTTGCAACGCTGTTGGTGTTAAACAACGCAAAGCTGGCTGTCCAGTCGGAAAGCCTGGCGTTGGGAGCAACCTCGATTGAGAAGTTGGCGGCCTTTAAAGCGGTAAGAGCGGTCTGGCTTGCAGCGATCTGCAACGGTGTCGCGACAGCCTGCATGGCTGCGTTCATAAGCGATACCGGGCACATTACCAAAAAGCTTTGCGCCCCTTCATTCATAGGCTCGCCTTTGTCATCCTTGATCCCGGCAATTTGCGCAATACCCGCCGCGATGCAGAGCTGCATCTCTTCCACGGAAGGCGCCGTGGTTGAGCCGTGAACCGTTGTTGGCAAAGCAGAAATATCAACCGATATGCTGTTCGACTGCGTGCCGGAATCCCCTTCGGAATGATCGGTATCGAAGAAATACTGATTGTCATAACATACGGTTGAAGAGCCGTTTATGATAAGGGTTGAAAGTAAGGACGCCCAGTGCGTATTGGCCCGCTGGGCAAGCTCCCTGATCCTGAGAAGCGCCTGGTCAGACTTATCCCTGCGAAGCCATTTTACAAGGATATCTATCGTTGCCTCGTAATGCTTGTTTTTGATTTCGATATTGTTTTCCCTCAGGCCCTTTGCGTTTCTTCCGCCAACCCACTCGCGCATTGCCGGAGCCATGCCGAGCCAGGGATATGTTTCGATGTCCTGATCGGACTCAAAATAATTGGAGATTTTCGGCACCCATGCCGCGCCATCCCCGGCGTTCAAAGCAAGGAAAAACTCTCCGATAATTCCCGCTTCAGTCAATTTATATAAACCCATTTTCCTTTTCCTCCCTGTTTATATTGTAAAAGATTAATTACCCTTCATTCATTCAAAAAACTGCCCGTCTAAGACTCTTTTACCCAGGTGCCGACCATGCGAGTGACCACCCAGCCGTTTGCATCGCTGTAATCGAGATCAATGTAATCGCCCCTGCATGCCGTGGCCTTGGTGTTTACGATGTCTTTGTTATCGACGCCGGCAACATTGACAGACTCGACCATATCGTTTGCGTTCGGGCTGACGGTGACGGCCACTGCCCCGAAGGCCCCACCGTTCATGATCCTGATATTGGACATACCTTCAACTGCCGGCAGGGTGATTGTTTTCGCATCCGTGTCGATCCAGAGCAGTTTGCCGCTATCCTGAGCATCGAGCGTAAGGTTGTCTGATACCGTTTCGGCAAGGAATCCCTCGTTCGGATCCTTGAGCACACCGGCGTTGAACTCCACAATCATGTATCCGGAAGATACAAAGCGCCGGGCAAAACCGACAAACTTGCCGCTTACCGGCGAGAATGAAAAGGCGTTATCATCCGTGGCATATACCGGCTTTCCGGCATCGGTTATCACCGCTCCGGTCACAGCAAGCTTTACCGACCCTTTTTTCTTGACCCGCACATTGATTGCGGCTGCGGCTCCGGCGGAGTTATCCGCCTTCTCCTCTGCAATTCCCACAAAGAGATCGGCGCTTGTAAGCGGCCTTGCATGCCCCGAAGCGTTTACAATCCCGACAGCCGCGCCCTCATAAACTATATCCGAGGCGATTACCGGGAATTCGTTGACATCCCCCATCTCAAAATCCCTGGGAGTGTTTGCTGCTAATGTAGTCATATTAAAATCCTCCGTTTTAAAATAAGGTTATGGAATGGCTTTATGCCTATCCCTCTTTTCTGTTTTTCAGCACGCGAATACGACCGGCGGCTTCCGCTAACTTGAACGCGACATAACGCGCCTCGACCCCGAAAGCATCCCGGATATCCTGTTTTGTGGCAAAATCCTTCTTTGCCTGCTCTTCGACCGACAGCGTTACGCCCGATTCGGTATCTCCGGCGCCGGGATTCTGCGCACCGGATTTCTGGAGCGCTGCGAGCATCTCGGCCTTGAGTTTATCTTCCGCGCTCGGTTCAACCTTTTTGGGATTGAGAGCATTGTAAGCCTTGAGCTGATCCCCGGTCATGCCGGATTCGATTGCAAGTTTAAATGCCGCTCCGGCCTCATCGCCGAACTGAGCAGACACCAGGCCGAGTATCCTGCCGACCTCGGCGCCTACCGCTTCTTTTGCCGCGGCTTCCGTAAGCCCTTTCACATCCACGCTTTTGGCCCCCTGATCCATCAGTTCTTTTGCCAGTTCAGGCAACTGAGCAATAAGTTCTGCTGAAGTGGAGGGCATCACAACTTTTTCTTTACCAAACATCGTGACTTGCTCCTTTCCAGAGGGCATCCCCCCTGTCTGTTTTTTGTTGTTATTATTAACTAAAGACAATGCCAGTTGATGTGCATCATCGATGGTACCGACATAATCGGCCAGCCCGGCATCTACCGCCTGCTGCCCTATAAATATGCGCCCATCCGCCATTTTATCCTGAACCTCTTCGGCGGATACGCCCCTGTTTCGTGCAACGGCATCCACAAAAATACCGTAAATATAATCCAGCTCTTTCTGAAACGTCTCACGGGCAAGATCCGACAAAGGTTCTGCATCGTTTCCAAGCGCCTTGTATTTGCCTGCTGTGAGATATGTTGTTTTAATCCCGACCTTTTTATCGTACTCAGAAAAATCGGTATGAATCATGAGCACGCCGATGGAGCCGATATCCGCTGTTTTGTCCGAAACTACCGATTCGGCGGCGCTCCCGATCCAGTATGCCGCGCTTGCCATCATGCCGTTTGCGTAGGCAACTATGGGCTTTTGTCCCCGCGCCTCATATATGGCCTCGGAAAGAGCATCCAGCCCGTTTACCGAGCCTCCGGGAGAATCGATATTGAGGAGTATTGACTTCACCTCCGGATCCGTGATTGCGGCCTGCATGATCTCGGTAAGATCGGCAACGCTTGTTCCGCCAAAAAACCAGGAATAAACGGAGGAGTTTTTAGTGATCGTGCCCGATACCGGGATAACCGCAACGCCCGCGATGTTTTCATAACCGGCTGATTTCTCTTCCTCTTTAAAATTCAGCATAAAAGCATCAACATCCGCGGCTTTGATCTCGTTGAACTGACGAAACAAAACATCAAACCGTTCAGCCGGCATCGCCCACATTGATCCTTTCGCAAAATCTGTTATGTCCATTGCTTTTTCTCCTAAACCCTAAACCCCAGACCCTAAACCCTCGCTCCCCCCAGTACCTTCTCCCGCATCTCCGACTTCCTGCTCCGTCAATCCCCGCTCCCGCATCATCTCCTGCTCTTCGGCAAGCTGATCGAAAGTTGTCCGGATATCCCCGCCTCTTTCGGCAATGGCTTCGGCCCTTGTTTTGAGATTCGCCTTGATTGCATCGACATCGGCTTTAACCGCCTGCACCGGCTCGATATCGCCCTTCGGAGCGCCGCGCCATTCGGCGTTTGTAAGCGGGTACATATGCGTATAAAAATCATTTACATTCAGATTGCCGCGCAAATACGCCTCTTCCATCAGCATTGTGTAGATCGGCTGGCAGAATTGCTGGCCCAGCCATACGCGCCGCTGGGTATATACTCTCCAGGCATCCAGCATTGCGCTCCGGAATCCGGAGAAACTCAACCCCTGCGGATCTTTGAACAAAACCGCATATGGAATATTAAGCGCAAGGCTCATGGCCTTTTTGATGGTGGTGACAAACGGATCAAATGTAGCCCCAGGACGGTTCGCGGATATCGGATGAGGCTTTTCGTTCATTGAGCCGTACATGATCTGCCCCGGAACAAGTTCCTGATAACGCACTTTATTTGAGTTATCAGTGGTTTCACCGGACAAGCTCTGCATGTAGTTTGCCTGGGTATACGGGTCCATCCCTGGCGCTGTTTCGATAAAAAGCGAAAAGGCGGCTGTAACTATATTGCTGACCAGCTCGGCATCGAGATAGTCGTTTAGATCCCGGAAGAATTTCATGGCAGGCGCAAAAAAAGGCATGCCCCGGTACTGATCCGCATCGTTTTGAGCAAACCCGTGCAGCACATTCCACCGGTGCCCCTGCTTTGCCGAGATACGCACAAAATCCCTGGAGACATACGAGCGCCCGGTTGCCTGGTCTGATTTCTCTATCCAGTATGCCACCGGCTCCCCGTATTCCCCGACCTCAACACCGTTTTTGATATTTGGATCGCTGTATTTATTAACAGGAGTTCCAAGCCGAAGCGGATTGATAACCTGGCAGGCAAGAGAATAAGGCCGCGACGGATCATTTTTTTGATCTATCATCGGAAGCAAAACGAGGTATTCCCCATATTGCATGATCTGCCGCTGTACCAGGTATTGTATAGCCCCGAAGTTCATTCTCTGCCCGGCATCTGCAAAACCATGCCAGTGCGCATATACGGCCCGCTGCTCCGCCTGGATGCGCCGGATCTCTTCTTTATCGAGCTTGATTACATCCTGATTTAATGTTGGATGAGGAGTGAGGCCGGAGCCGACAATCGTAGTTGCAACGCCGTCAACAATACCGGCGGCATGAGGATCGTTGTTTACAAGATCGACCGATCTCTCGACTATGACGCTTCGCTCGGCGGACTCTTCATATTCGGATGAAAATCGTTTCGGGATCCAGTTTTTAAGCGACCCTGATTTTTTGGCGGCGGTTCGGCGATAGCCGTAAGATGTAGTGGGAACAAGCGGTTTGTTGTTCGGGCCGTAAAGCACCGGCTTGCCGACGGATGCGGCGATATAGTTTACCGCGGTTTCAAAGATTTCCTTCTTGCGGGCAACCTCTTTCAATCTTCCCTCCTCAGAGTTCCGATGTTGATTGCCGAGCCAGGCGTGCCGGTCTCCCGATGATACCGGGTAAGCAGATAAGATTCCCGCTCGGATAATTCCTTGAGATTAGCCTTGCTTACACTCCGCCCGCCAATGGAATAAGATTGCCCCGACATCACGGCGGAAATAGCGGATTGCACTTCTTCGATCTGTTCAAGAGTAGTTTTTATTGCCACATTAAAAGCTCCCGTTCCTGGTCTCTGGTTCCTGGTTTCTGGTTTTCACCCGAACCCTTGAATCCTTGAACCCTTTTTTAATGTGCTTTTTATAACATTGGTTTTTTGGCAAAAACGCAGAATGAGGGTTTTTGATAACAGAATGCATGTTATTCACAACAGAATGCATGTTATTCATATTGACATGGAAAAAACAGGGATCAGGGGATTGGGTTTAGGGTATAGAAAAAGGCATAAAAAAAACCACTTTCCCGGCATCAGGAAAATGGTTCTTTTAATCAAAAAATCGACTCTCTGTAATCGCGTATAAACGACGATTTCTATTAAGGTAGGGGTAAAGCCTGGCTATTCTGCTGACTCATCTATCTCTTTTGCCCGGATAAGTGTTGCCCGCTTAAAATACTCTTTTATATTGTCGGTATGGGCGTACCATTTGCCATCGATCACGGTTGCAGGCAAACCTTTTTCAACAAGCTTTTTAAATGTGTTTGTTGTAACGCCGAGGTAATCGGTTATCTCTGCCAGCCCGATCAAAATCTCCTGGTTTTTCGCCATCCGCATCCTTCCTATACCCTTACCCCTAAACCCTATCTGTTACTCATCCACCCTGGCCTTTCCACCCCGGCGCCGGAGCCCTGCCCTTTGTATTCCAGCTCCTGTACCCTGGCCCCTTGACCCTCAACCCTTTCTTTCCCCCGAAACTTCAACCCGATCAGATCCGCCGCCGCGAGACCGTATCCGCTGATATCCCAGGCATGGTTCGCCGCGCCCGACTTACACTCCCACAAGCCTTTATCGTTTACAAATTCTGAGACCATCATAAGCGCCCAATCTGCCGACATTTCGGAATGCATGTGCCAGGAGCCGGGATCAGCCGGATTGATTTCTAGTTTCGCGGCAAGCAGATCCTTGTAATAATTCGTGTTGATCCGGAGAAGCTGTATGCCTCCGGGAATTGGTTTGTTTGTGCCCGGATATGTATCTATTTTGGTATATGCATGCGGCTGCTTCATCCGCTCCTCACCCTTGATAGGAATCGCCCGGCCCCGGTTTTTCCGGCACCAATCATAAACCTCCGCCGTGCGGTGTCCCATTGCATCTATCAGGGTAATATATACCAGGTACATTTTCCCGCCCGCATCTTTGTACTCATCTTTCCACAATATCTGCTCGAGCGCCGCGAACGTATCCGCAAAACCCTCCCGGATCTGCCAGCTCTCCTGCTCAAACCCATACCCCCAGGCGCGGATCTCGAAGAAAAATCCGTTATCCTGAGTATCCACCGCCGCTGTGATCCCGGATACAAGATCGCCGGCGGGCACGAGACCCCTGGGCCGGGAATCCTTAAGCTTCAAAATATAATCCTCTTTCCGCTCCCCGGTGTATTGCCGCCACGGTTCGGCAGCATGCTTATTGAAAAAGTCTTTTAATTTCGTTTTATCCCGCTGTGCCCGGAACCAGTCCGCCATGACCTTTGACAGGCTGACAAAAGGCGATATCCAGGAAGGAAGGTGAAACCCGATCTTTTTCGGCTTGTATGTTTGCAGATATATATCCAGGCTGATGGACATGCGCCCCGAATCATCCGGAACACGCTCCCGCCAGCTGCCCATTTTTACAGCCTGATTTCTCTGATGATCGTCCCATTTTGCGACGCAATGAGCGCAACTGTACCAAGCGAGCGTTTTTGTTTCGATCTGGTTTGCATTGTGGTTATCTTCCGGCACACGGATCCTCTCGAGTTGCATTTTCTGATCACGCCCGCACGCCGGGCACCTGACCCAGTAATCGAATATGACCTGCGCTTCATTAACAAACGCCTGCCAGATGAAATTGCCTTCCGTTGTCGGTGTTGATATTTTAAATATTTTCTTTGTGTTATCATAAGTTATAGCCCTTGCTTCGCCAAGCGATATAGGATCTGTCTCTTTTGGGCCGGCGGTTTCCGGATATTTATCTGTTTCGTCGAAAATAACATACCGTATCGGCTTATTAGACAATCTCGATGCCGATCTCGCCCAGGCAATATATATCGGCATGTGAGCAAGCTTCATGCGGAGCAAGCCCTTATCATCTTCCACGCCGGATAGATACGACCGCAAGCGCGGGGAAGATTCGATCATCGGCTGTATTCGGTCCCGCATATTTTCTCGCCCGACAAGCTCATCCGGATAAACATAGAGCACCGGCCCCGGCGCCATATCGATACAATACCCCACGAAATTATGAACGCATTCCGATCCGCCTGTCTGAGGACTCTTGCAAAGAATGACGGTTTGAACGGAGGAGAATCCGGCTGCATCCATGATGCCGATAAGGTGAGGAGTGCGCTCGTTTTTCCACGGCCCCGGCATAGAGGACATGGTAAGCACCCTGTTGCGCTCCGCCCACTCCGACACCGGAATATGCTTCCGGCGTTTAAAGATTTTGCACTCGGAGCGGACAAGAGAAAAAGAACAGGTATAAGGCTCAATCTGTAAGGACTTAAGCCTTAGGAATAAACTCCCCGCCCATGGCGCCCTATCGCAATCATAGACTATCTGAGATGTTTGCATTGGTTATTTATTAAAATCTATCAGCTCTGGATTAGGTTCGTTTGGTTGTTTTCCCTTAAGCGAATTCCTCTCAAGAAGCCATTGGGCGCCTTTCGACCCACCTTCCGCATTAATTTTCATCAACTGAATTACCTCAAATTGGGCTTTGGCTTTATTAATATCATTTAAAAATTCTCCCCAAACAGCAGAACACGGCGGTGTTAAAAGCTTAATCAAGACAACCACCTCTGGCCCCTTATAGCCCGCTGCCAAAGCAGCCGTCTCTAACGAAGCCCCCGATCTAATATATCCACATATTTCCGTAACAATATCAGACGTTATAGCTATAGTTTCTTTTTCCATTTAAATTTATTCCCATGGATTAGATTGTGGCAGTGATCGCATAAACAAATACCGTTTGAAGGATCAAGCGCAAATTGAGGGAAAGTCCTACACGGCATAACATGATGCGAATGAAGATTTTTTGTATTATTACACATTTTACACTTGAAGCCCGCCCGCTCTTTAACATTATAAACCCACGCCCTATATTCAGGAGCATTACGATTCATCCTAAAGCCAGCCCGACAGGGAAAGAGCCCTTCTTGGCAATTGCCTCACAACTCACACGCATAGTATGACCGGTTGTATAAATATCATCTAAGATCAAAATAAATTTTTCAGAAGGACACTCTATATCCTGAACTGTTTTTAAACATGACCCAAAGGTTGACATTTTTAATTTGCCAGATTTATTAGGAAACAATATCGCTACCTCCACGCCAGCTAACGGCCCTATGATCAAAGCAATATTCCAGATAGGATAATTCTCATACGTATGAAAGCTTGGAGCAGGAACTGTTAATATATCAAACCCACAAAAATACTCAGCAACAACAGTTTCCAAACGAAGGAATATATCTCCAGGAAGAGGTTTAGTTACATGACGCGAAGCCTTCTTCCATTCAATCAAAATATCATGGTTTTTTTGATCTAAAATAAATGAACAATATTTTCTATTTCTGAATGAGATCATATTTATATACCCAATAATTTTTCATTGCGATCGCAATCCCAAGGTGCCTGGGCAAGCAATCGAACTGTGAACATTCATAAAACTTACGGCGCTCTTTTTCAAACTCAAGGGACGGCATATCTTGATCTTTCTCATCTCTTTCAAGGGTTGGCATTAAAAATTTATCCACAAAATCCTCATTATTATCTTGACTTTATAATCAAAAGAAGCATATATTACTACCATGAAATATGGAATCATAGGATCTCGAAAAAGATCTGATAAACAGAATATTGTTGATCTAATAAATTCCCTTAACACTTCCGACGTGGTTATTTCGGGCGGATGTGAAGGCCCCGACTTATGGGCCGAGGAAGCAGCACGCGCCAAAGGAATTAATACAAAAATATTTCTCCCCGATCTACAAATTGACAAAAAATCACCCCGTTATAAATATAAAAAAATAGACGCTTATTATGCCCGAAATCGATTAATTGCAGAGAACTCTGATATTATTCATGCATTTGTTGCCCCAGAACGCAAAGGCGGAACTGAATATACAATTAAATATGCTCATAAAATCGGCATTCCTGTTATTATTCATAATCCATAACCCTTAATCCAGCCTTGTTTTACAATTCATGTGTGATTCAGCAAATGCTTCCGCCTGTTTTAAAACATCAGATATTGGCGCCGGCAAATGAAGCTCTCTGGGCTCCCCGCACATTGAGCAAATAAAAAGCGGCGGCTTTACATCATATTTTATGAATATCCACTTCGGTATTTTCTTCATTCACTCGACCCCTCGAACCTTGCTTTTCAACAAAAATTACCTGAAACCTCTCTGTGCTCGCGTAATCATTCAGCACCGCCCCGATCTCAGCCGTAACCATCGCTGCCATATCCGCTGATTTCGTGTAATCGCCGCGACATATGGCTATCCATTCATAAGCCTTTGTTGACGCCATCTGACGGAGGGATGTTTCGAGCACCGCTGCTCGAGCGGCCAACTCCATCTCAAAATCGCTTTTTAACAGATATTTCCCGGACTCTTTCTCCCGATCCCATGCCAGCTTCGCATTCTGCTCATCTAGCTTCTTGATCTCCTTTTCAAGTTTCTCCTTTTGGAGATCCTCTATAACCTTATTGCCGCCCGCTTTTTGCTTCAGCGACAGATACGCCCGCTTGTATAATTCAACGTCAGAAAGAAAAACCGAACCATCCGGCTGTACCCGAAGAAGCCCTTTATCTGCATCTTTATACAACTTCGATTTACTGACCTTGAGGCCATCTTCTTTAATGCTCATATACACTGCATATTTATTGCTGAACGCCGGCCGTTCCGCACTCGCCGACTTCACCTGAGAAACAAAATCAACAAGAGCAGTTTCCGCAAGCTGCCAGTTTTTGAGGTTTGCCGCCGAAGGATCCTTCTGGTAAGCCTGAGAACAGAGCACTTCACCATTAAACAGCAGTATCGCCTTTTTCTTTATTTCCGGCGATTTATCCTCAATTATACTTTCAAGATCTTCTTTATTCATTTAAACCTTGTTATCTGCACCTTCAGCCTCAGCATGGATGTTCTGCAATATCCACATGATTTGTTGATCCGGCCTGCGGCGATGAACTTCGGCCGAATTATTCAACCATTCCAGTATTTTTAAATCCAGCCTGGTTTTAAACTCAAGCAACATCGTTCCCCAAGCCTCGACTTCCGGAAATTTGTATGGAACAGGTGTTGGTTTCTTTTTAACGGCTTCTGGTTCCTGGCTTTCGGTTACTTTTCCAACTCTACCTTCCGCCTCTCGCCTCATGCCTTTTGCCTTCTTGGCTATCGGCTTATACAACACACCATCCTCAACCCTCTTTTTTGCAGCCGCAAGAGCTATCTCCTTGCCATTCGCAGGAGCTTCCCTCCAAAACCTATCGCACAAACCGCACAAACCACGCGCCGGTAATGACATGTTTTCGCGCCCGCAATTCCAGCAGGTACCTTTAACTCCCATAACAACCCCCTTAATTTTCGGTTTACAATATTCGATGTCCGGCTCCTGCGCCCCAAGCCGCTTATCCACTAAAAGCGAATATTCTGCCCGGGCATCGCACCGCAAACACCTTTCATGATTCTTGTCTTCATCAATGAGATCACAGCCGAAACACGGGCTCCTGAACTCCGACGACGTAACACGGCTGAATGACAGCATTAATTATAATCCACCTTTGCATATATCTTTTTCGTTTTATCCAGGCAGCAGCGCTTGAACTTTTTTCCGGACCCGCAGATGCACGGCTCGTTTCTTCCGGTTCGGATCTTGCGGATAAAGGTGATGCCTTTGCGTTTCTTCGGTTTAGGCGCATCCTGAACCGGTTTTTCATCGTAGCTCATTTAATATCCTGCCCCTCCGTAAGCTCTATAAGATGCTGTAATTTGCCGTTTATATTAGCCTGAACAAAAAAATCCCCGCCGAACATTTTGGACATCTGAAGCATCATGACAATGACATCAGCAACCTCCTCGCCAACCTGCTCGGCGGACGCCCTTCCGCGCCGGTATTTATTGAGCGCCGAGAGCAGCTCCCCGCACTCCTCCATAACCATGCCGATCTGTGATTCAGCGCCAAATAATACAGGAGCGGCCGTCAGGGCGTCATCCTCTTCCTTTGATTTTACAATCTTCATTTATCCTGCCCCTCCGATATTCGACTTTCAATATTCCTACTATTCAACTCCGCGCTCCCCAGGTCCATCAAAACAGACCTTACTTCCTCATTTAAAAACACCAGCTCCGATAAGCGCCGGGACAGCTCCGGGAATGCCCGCGACCATGCAGGCTGCTCATCTATTTTAAGCCGCTCAGGACTCACACGGATCGTTACCTGGGGCCACTTTTTAACGATGGCGACAAACTTTTCAAGAGAAGAGATTTCCGACCCCACCTCTTCAACAGCATCATTCAATAAGTCCAAACTTCCAACCATCTCGGATACCGGCCCTTCCTGAACCCTAACCCCTTGACCCTCAACCCTATCCTTCCACTTCCACGCCTCCGGCAGCCCCGCCCGAATCCATCCGGCTATATCGAGCCCGGCCTTGAACGCATCTCCCGGATCCTTACCTTTTGGGACCGGCCAGCGCCGATGGCTCTCCGGAAACCGCTCTTCCCACCAGGCAATCGCTTTTCTGCCGGCCTGATCAAAGTCAAGCGCATTCAGGATCACCGGAACCGTTTTCAATATCTCGTAAGTTTCTAATTCCGGATGCCGCTGGGCGGATCCCAGGGCAACCACTCCGATCTTGTTTGCCCGGATCTTCCCATACACCATTATCGCATCGAGCTCGGACTCGATGATTACATACGCCCTGCAGGCGCCACCCGGGACCATGCACCGCATACCCGATCCTGGCAGCACATAATATTTCGGCTGATCCCGCTCGGTCCGGATACGAATCCTTTCAATAACAGGGATCGGGGACCGGAAATCAGGGACAAGTAAGGGAATAATAAACCCGACTGGAATCCAGAGCTTTTTCAAGGTTTTCCCATCATCCTTATACGCTGGCTCCAAACCCCAGGACTCCCGGGGCCGGTACAGATCCTTCCCATCCTCTCCCGGATTCCAGCCGAGCCTGAATTCTTTTGCCCGGGCGAGATCTATCCCGCGAGCCTCCAACCATTTCAGCCTGGCATCATTTTTCAGCAGACATTCATGCGCCCAGTACACCAGCTTTTCCGCTTTTTCCCGCCAAAGTTCAGCCGGTGGAATCGCCTTGTCCGGCACGTACTCGGTTGTTTTGCTTTTCGGCTTTTCCTGACCCCTGAACCCTGACCCCTGAACCCTGGCTTCCGAGCCCTCTATCTCTACCCCATACTGCCCTGCGAGCAGCATCGCCGCATCAATAAATCTGACGCCGTCTTTTTTGACGAGAAATTCAAACACATCCCCGGCCGCTCCGCACCCAAAACAATAAAACATTTGTTTATCCTGGGCGACCGAGAACGAAGGCGACTTCTCCGAATGAAACGGACACAACCCGAAGAAATCCATCCCGTTCTTCTTGAGATCCACCGACCGCCCGACAACCTCCACGATATCCGCTGCAGCCTTGATCCTCTCGATTGTTTCGGATGGTATGTTCATTCAGGCAAGAGCCTTTCTTTTGTTGCAATGCCGATCTCGCATTTTGAGCAATGGTCAACATTTTCAGCCGTGCCGGATAAGTCAAGACACTCAGCCCGCGTTATTATCTTGCCGAATAAGGGGCATTTAACCTTATCGACTTCGGGATCGCCGAGCAGGAGATCTATCGCTGTTGTTCCATCCATCAGATTCATGCGCTCAAAATTACGCATGGCCCTTTTGTTTTTAGCCTCTGATGTGTGCATTTGTACTACCGAGTTCAATATTTTCACCTGAACATTTAAAATATCGATTTTAATTTTTAACTTATTTTCAAGACCTTCTGCTTTATCAGCATCCGACAGCATCTTGTTTGAGTCCATCATCATTTTTGTAATTTGATTCATTTTTAATCTCCTCTAGCTGTGTTAGCATATCTTTCACGGCCTGCTTTCTAACCAAGATTTGCATTTGAAGCTGCTTAGTTTCTGTATTAATTTCCACGCCTTTTTTATTTAAAAAGCTTTTTACATATGTATCTAATATGCTGTTTTTTATAATTGTTTTATGGGCTATCTTTTTCATTGCAGATGAAAGCATTGTACTAATTCCGACATTTAAAGTTATACCAGCGTATAAAATAGTGCCAGATTTACGCTTTTTGAGACCAATGGTACCCATAATAGTTCCAAATTTTTTTTGAGAAATAGCTTCTGTTGGTGCATTTTCAAGGCACCATTTAATAAAAGCATTATATATGTTTGTTCCGCTAACCTCTTTTCCATGATCAAAATAACAGCATTCTTTTATAAAACGTGTAACTGTTGAAGAATAAGCAAGTACGTTTTTATTACGAGATTCAGACTTGATAATCTCTTTGACTAATGGCTTAGGTAACTTATAATCTTTTTTTATGCATTTTTTTAAAATAGATATATGTTTTAAGGCAGTTGCAAGTTTTGTTTTTGTTCTATTGTGCCTTGCCACTTCAGAATAATATTTAGATCTCATTTCAGCTTCCGTGCAGTAATTTCGGGGTAATTTACTCATATCGTATTCCTTATCTGGAACATTCGTGGAACATTGAGGAAAACCAAAAAATAAAATATCAAGAAAATCTAATACTTAGTTTTAATCATGGAACATTGGAAGTTATATGCGCTATTAATTAAAGTATGTTTATATTTTTAATATTTTTGACACTTTGAGAACAGGCTCCAATCTTCCATCTTCCACCAGAAAAAATGAAACTTTTGAAGAAAAAAAATATTATCCGGCTAATAAACCGATACCAAAATAACTCATGACACCTTTTTTCCTTCTCTCGAAACCGGCAGCCTGTAAAAGCTTGCTCAGTTTTTTCTGACTCAGCCCTTTTTTCGAAACATTCTTCAGGAACCATTCATTAAAACTGTCATACAAATCTGATGCCGTGGAAACGGCTTCCGGGTCCCGGTAACAATATTCCTCTATGAAATCTTCGAGTATATCCTCTTCGCGCTTGTATTCCTGCGTAGCATCCAGGACAATCGCCGGCGGATCCAAACCTCTTTCCTGCCATTCGATACAGCCCCGAACCAGACGGGCCAGAATCCCCGAAGCCTCCTTTTGAAGCTTGCCCTGCAAATACAGATCGGCCAGGCGCTCGTTTGCGGCACGGGGCTCCCTGTTTACAAAACTGATCTTGAACGGAATCAGGATCATGCGCTCCCACATGGCAAAATCATAAGCGGAGGCATGAGGCTTGTTATTCGTGAGCAGAAAAAGGCAATGGGTGGGAGTGAAAGATATTTCCTGTTGCGCAAAAGGCGAACGTCCGACCAGGGTATCGCCACCGGAAAGCCACTTTACTCTCGAGGAGGAGAATCGCCGCCCTTCGTCAGTCTCCGATGCAACGGCCAAACGGAGACCTTTTAACGCCATGATATCCGGAGACGGACCCGCAGCGCTTCGGGATCGCCCCTGATCGAGAAGCATCTCTGACTGTATCGGCGCCGCAAGCGGGCCCAAAACATGAAGCAGGGTTTCTATCAGGATGCCCTTGCCATTCTGGCCCTGGCCGTGCAGCATTACAAATTTCCGCTGGGCCGTGAGACCGGTAATGGCATATCCGAACAATCTATCGAGATACGATATCAGATCCTTGTTTCCCTCAAAGGTTGTATCCAGGAACTTATCGTATTCCGGCGCCGGTTCATTAATCCCCTTCCATTCATGCGGGCATGCACGCAAAATAAATTCAGCCGGGCGCCCTGGGCGGAGCTCGCCGGTCCGCAGATCTACAACTCCATTTTTGCAGGCGATAACCCAGGGATCCAGATCAAACCCATCACCCGGGACCGCAAGCGGCTCGTTTTTAGTATGAGCACAGACAAGGCAATTCCGCCGGCCACGATCCGCCCGAAGCCTGGAAACCCGCTTGTATATTTTATCATGTACCTCTTTGAGCCTTTTTGCCTCATCGTCTTTGCCATCTTTGACGGCATCGTATCTCTTATATGATATATTAATGGCTTCCTGCAGGTACCTGTCACAGACATTTTCCGCGGAAGCGAGGGCATTATTCATAATATCGCGCTCCCAGTGATGGCCTGCCCAGACGTACCATTTCTCATCGGTTTTATTAAAAACATACTTGCCCTGGTGAAGTGCTGCATAAAGCTGACCATCTCCAACCTCGTTTTGTTCCAGACACTCGAGCACGAATTCCGAACTCACCTCACCCGGCGCCGGAAGTTTATTCGCGGCCTCTTTGCTTTCCGCCCGGCGCTGCTCCAGCTCCTCGGCGACCCGTTTTTCGACCAGCTCTTTGATATCATCTTGAGGATTCAACTCTCCGCCGGATCCCTGATCCACAACCCCTGATCCCTGAACCGCTTGTATTTCCCCGCCCGGATCCTGAACCTTCTGGTTCTCACCTTCTGGCTCCTGCCCGCTTTTCGATCCTTGGTCCCCCTGGGTTTTCTGCTCGTCTCCGCTCAACTCGGCATCCTATCAATGCTTATACTTATAATATTAATTGCTTATTAGTCATATGTTCAACAGTTACGCCCGTAACCGTCCACAACCCCGGAAATATCCGATATTTCCACAATTCCATTTTTCATTTCAAAAATTCCCCGGACACAAAAACCGGGGCTCGAACTACCCTATTCACACACACGCCAGGGAGGACCCGCGACTATTTTAGATTAAGGCGCTGGATCTCTTTTTCAATTCTTTCGTGGAGGATAGCCGGCCATACTTTATTGACTGTATCTTCGCCGATTTTATAATAATTGAAACGCGGTTTATATGAGGGTTTTTTTGTAAAAACCAGAACCGGTTTAATCCTGTTTGCAACCTTTGAATAGATGCCAGGCGGCAGATTGCCGCGCCGTTTCTTTAAGGCAAAATATGTTATGCCGAGGCTGCTTCTGGTCCCTTTGGCCATAGCAGCCTTTTTTTTAGCTGTAGTGTTAGCACTATATCCGGCGGTCATTTCAGCAGATCTGAAATATGAAAGCATCCGCATTATCTGCCCCCGGCTCATATTGCCGTATGCATCCAGCTCCGCGTTTGCTCCGGGCATAGCATACATACCGCTGGGAAGCACGCCGCTGAATTGAAAAGCCTTCTCTGATCTCTTAAGATTACGATCTCCGCCAAAGATTTCAGGGCCTAACCATTTGGCTGCACCCGGGCCTTTTGACATGGCATCTTTTAAAAACACCTCAGAGGAAAGGCTGGATGCCGTTGCCGATTTAAGATACAAACTGTTTAATGTATAAGGTGTAGGCCGATCAAAAACGGTCTTCATTTCAGAGACAAGCCTTGTTTTTACCCTCTCTGCCGTGAATGTAAGGGCTTTTGCTACAGCGCCAGGGAATTGTTTGCCGAGCTCTTTTATAGATCCATTGACTTTGTCAAGGCCATCCACCTTAATACTTATCTCCATATCGACCTCCAGTAATGATTGGACTATTGGATGTAATAAAAAAGTAAAAACAAGGGGGCGGCGTCCCTAAAAAATCTGGCGATAAAAAAACAATCAGTTACTTCCAGGCAAAATACCCCCACACGGCCAGCGCGAAATATACCGCAAAAAGAACAGCCTGGGCATATAGACCGGCATCAAGATCTACCCACACCCAGGCTGCATTTGTAATACCCCATATAATAAAGCAGGAGCGCTTACGTTTTATATTAAGGATCACTCCGGCAATACTCCCTGCTGTTAATAGCCACATCATATTTATAAGCATCCAAAGAACTTTGTGTGCGTGCCGATCCGGCAAGCCGGCCATTGGATCGACACGATGGCGTTCGGGGTTAAAGATTCACCAGAAAGTCGGGAAACAGCCCGATAAGCTCTATCGAACTTCTTCCGGCCCGCTTTGATATGAACGGTACCGGCGCCGGCTACGTGGTTTATAAGACAAACTTCAACCCTATAATGTTTCTTTACCCGTGCCCGTTCATTCCGCCCTGGCCGTTGCGCTTTGCGTATTTTATTGCTCGGCTTACCCAAGACCGGTTCCTCCCCCTACTAATCCTCCTCCACACAAACTCTTTTCCATCTTCAATACCAGCCATTCAGCAACTATTATTCGGTGATATTCGATCTCAACCTGTGATCTGGCAAAGCGGATCTTTTTGCCGGATCCGGCCAATACAACTTCAATACTATTGGCCCTGCTTGTATCGGTGATATCGGAGATCTCAAATACCTTTACCGGCCCATTTATCATCTACCGCTCCCAGCCTTAAATTCAGCCTCATACTCTTCCTGGCATGCGACACAACGCTTTGCCCAGGGCGCCGCTTTCAACCTCTTTTCAGGAATCAGGCAATCGCAATCCTCGCAAAAGCCATCCACTACGCCCGGGCGCCGCACCTCAGCACGGATATTACCCACCGCATCCTGAAGAAGCTCTTCGGCTCTATCTTGAGCCATATCAATTATATCAGCCATGATTTATCCTGCACAAAGCCCAGGCAATAAAACAAACCACCACAAAAAATATTATTATAAACACCATAAGCCCAGGTTGGTGCCCCGTTTGCAAGGAAGGCTGCCCCAGTTCAGCCTGCCAGCTACTTTACCCGTCGGGGTGGCCGGGGATAGGAGTGCCCGAAATTAGACCCCTTTATGCGCCTCGGCGCCGGGCGCAATGGCCTTCAATATTCCGTATCCGGCAATATCCTGCCAGGGATTCTCGCCGAACGCATCTTTGTTTGTAGCGATCCGGAACATCTTATCTATGATGCGGATCATGGCCAGGACATCATCGTACTGCTCCGGTTTGATTCCCTGCGGGTACATCTCCCGCAAAATATTCCCTGATTTGCGAAACGAATCCCCGTAAGCTGCGTTCTTTTTATCCACCAGCTCGCCGATCTCCTGACCCAACTCCTCATATCTGCCCGGGAATCGTGTATACTGGCTACCCGGACCAATTACCTGTGTTTCCTCGCCTGCTTCCGCAGCCTCTTTTATAACCCTGATTACATCCTCAGAAGAAACACCCTTAAACAACTCCCTTAAAACCTTTTCAGCATCCATTCCCATCATCTCCCCCTTATTCTCTCGGCTCATGGCGGATTGCCATCTGAAATCTCGCACCGTTCAACGGTAAAAAATGAAGCATTGTGCTTTCATTCACCGGCAGCCAGAATTCACGCCCCTTGCTTATCTCGTAGCTCAAATCAGCCACCGTTAACGAATTAAAAGGCATGATTCTCGCATGGGCCATTGAGGCTGTAGATATGCTCTCATGGTGCATTCTCCAGGCATAACCCAGGCCCACGCCTATCAGCATAAAAAACATTACACACATCAGCCAATCATGCCATTTAAACCCATCTGTATTAAACGCCCTTGCCATGTTTACCTCCCTCAAGAAGCTTCAATTTACGCTGGTTCTGTTCAAACCGCTTCTTTGCCTTCTTGTCGATCCACAGCTTTTTGCCCGTTTTCTCGCTTACGATATATTCTAATTTTTTAATTTCTTTGCTTTTAGACGGCAAAAGGGAGTTGAGGGCCTGCTGGATAAGATGCAGGGATCTTATTGTATCATCGGCCGCCCTCTTAATTTCTCTGATACGCGTTTGCGTATCTCTGGAAATCTGCATCTTAGAACTCATATTTTTCCCGTAACCTTTTGCGTAAATACTGCCACCTGGCGGATCAGCTCCCACGCTTCTTTTTCTATGCGCCTGGACTCGGTGCTTGTTATCTTGCCGTCAAGGAGCGCACCCGATGCGGCCTGTGCCAGCTCCCCGAATTCCTTAATGGTCTTTAAGAGTTCTTTCTGCAGCTCGGATGGTTTTTCTGCGGTTTTTGATATTGGGATAAGGATTAGATTGTACTTTTCGGCAAGATATCGGATGGGAGCCAGGGCATCTGCTTCCGATACTCCGCACTTTATGGCGGTATCAATGATTTCCTCGATGCGGTCCAGCGGGTTATATGCTCCGCTGTCATCATAATCGGCTGTGGGTTCCTGCCATTTGCGGATCAGGCTGCTTGACAGGTGCAGCTTTTTGGCGACTTCTACCGTATTTCCTGAAATCGCCTTATTTATAGCCTCAAAACTTCTCATTGTATTACCAACCCCCTATTAATTTATAATTGCAATGATTGTTTGATTCGTGTATTTGTACACCTAATGCCTTTCAGGCTTGTTTATCGGGCATTTCAATGAGAATATCGTGCAGAGCATTCAACACTTCCTGCGCCTTTGCCCCGGCACGGTAGCCCGATAAAGCATTGTAAAGGGTGTTCCTGTGAACGGGCTTGCCGAGCTTTTCAGAAACCTTCGCTAATAACTCGATCCGGTGCCCGTTCTCGATGCCACGGTCGATCATGAGTTTTTTGATTGTTATGGTGAATTCTGTGTTTGGTTCCATTTGTTAAGTCCTGATATAAAGGAAACCCGAAATGACCAGAGAAGAAATATTCATACAAATAATCTCGGAAGTTTCCGGTAAAGAAAAACAAGAAATCAAAGAGCTTTTAAATCAGTTTAACGAAGCCCATCCTGGCGGAAAATGGGATGAGCAAATCCCGGACAAAGAAGCCGAGGTGCTAATAGCCAGCCTGCGAAGCGAGGGCTCCGGTATCCTGGCCTGGCTGGTCAGAGGTGCCATGGCAGTTGCTCGGCACGAAGGGCACGCCTGATAGAATCGCCTGGCCGAGCATATTTCTGAGCCTGTTTATTGATGCTTCGCGACCTAATGTCTCGTTTAAAAAATTTTGAAAGAGCGGGGCTTCTTCATTAAGGCCTTGAGGCATTGGTCATCTCCTGTTTTAACGGTTAATATTGATTATGGTTTGGTAAAATACACTATAAGTTTATTAAGTCAAGAAAAAAATACACGATAAATGAATAAATATTTAGATAAAGAAATTATAAGCAGGGTGCTCGAAGCCTTCGAACTTAAAAAAAAGAAGGATCTCGCTGATTTATTTAATATAAAAGCGCAAGACTTAAGCAATAGAATTAGGAAAGGCACTTTAATAAAATTAATCGAAACGGAAGCGTATAAACGCAAAGTTAACTTTAATTGGATTCTTACCGGTGAAGGATCTCCCTTTCCTGCTTCAGATCCGCGCGATCCACCTGCGATAGACCAAAAGAATGAAAGCGCAGAACTCGCGCTCAAGGCTATCGTTGGTTTGATGGATGAAAACAGGGAACTGAAAGACAGGATCGGCAAGCTCGAAGAAAAATGCAGCAAATTTGAAAAAATTATCGAATCACTTCAAAAAGAAAATACCGAATTGCGCAGAGAGGTAAACAGGTTTAAAGCGACATATGAGAGCGGAAATCCAGACGGGGGCGACGGATCCCTCACTACCGAATCGAAGGTAAGCTGATATTTGTTGATTGTTTCTCAAAACATATCCGCGATAAAGCTCCTTGGAATGAAATAAAACATACTAACGAGCCATGGCATCAAAGTGGCCATTTATAAGGGGAAAATAACATGTTCGGTGTTCTTATTATCAATGCACTGTTTTTTGTAATTATAGTTATTATACTTGTTGGATTATGGCGCTGGATATTCCGTATCAATGATATTGTCGAGCGCTTAGATAAAATTATTGAGCTGTTAACTTCCAAAAATGGCGAATCAAAATAATGAAGCGTATCCCAGGTAATGCTCCTCGGGGAGGGATAAAAGATATTAACGAGTGAGAGGTGAACTGATTAGCCGACGGATAAATATTTTCGGTTTGATATGAAAGAAGAAACCATAAAGAGCGTTAATTGCTTTCACGAATTGGTTGGTTCTTTTTCTAAGTCCCATCCTATTTATAGGGGAGTAAGCGATTCGTCGTATGTGTTACTTTCTCGTTTTGGCCGGTGTATTCTTGAGAATAGAAAATTTCGTGAGAAATATAAAGATTTTTCCTATGTAGTAGATGCTGGAAAGGAAAAAGTAATCTTAGAGGATTTTATCAAACTAAGTGTTTCTCATTTGACCCAACAACCAGTAAATCATTGGGAATGGCTCGCAGTAGCTCAACATCATGGCCTTCCAACTAGATTGTTGGATTGGACGAAAAACCCCCTTATTGCTGCTTATTTTGCATGCTGTAATAATAACAAAAAGGATACGGCAATATATGTCGTTGAAAATGAATGTATTATAAAAAAGGCGTCCCCTGACACCTCTCCATTTAACATCGAGTCAACATCGATATTTTATCCTCACCACACAACGTCAAGGATTACAGCACAAAATGGGCTTTTTACTGTTCACCCTATTCCTGAAGAACCCTTCATATGTGAAGGGTTACATAAATGGACAATTACTAAGGGCTGCAAAACAGAGATCAATGTTATGCTTAAACGTTACGGTGTAAACCCCGCATCAATGTTTCCTGGTCTTGATGGCATTGCGAAATCCTTAATATCTGACTATGGACTTTGATGGTGTTGTAAAAACATAACATAGAGATTAACTGAACGAGGAGGCTAAAATGGATAATTACCACATCACAAAAGATGGTGATAAATGGAAGTTGACTAAAGAAGGAAACGAGCGCCCATCAAAAACCGCAGATACAAAGCAAGAAATTATAGAAAAAACGCGTGACTACATGAGCGATAAAATTGGCTCTGTAAAAATACACAAAAAGAATGGGCCCTTCCAAGAAGAGCGCACATACCATAGAAAAGATGACCCCAGAAAAAGCAGAGGATAACGCGAAATTCACCGGGCGCCAACTGTGGCGGCACTCCGCCCATGCCGCTGACCGGAGTCTTTATGGCTGGCTTAAGATAGGAGTCGTACAAGTGCTATCAGCAATTGAAGAAACAAGACTGAGGGTGTCGAAAAGTACCGAGACGAAAAAAAAGTCGCGTTTAGGTCAATTTCTTACACCTGAGAAAACAGCGCAATTTATGGCCGGTCTTTTTAGTCCCGTAATCAATAGCAATTGTCGTTTGCTTGATGCTGGTGCTGGTATCGGCTCTCTTTCGAGCGCATTCCTTGAACGGTGCTTATCAGGTGATATTAATTTTGCAAGTATTGAATTAACGGCGTTTGAACTGGACGATAGCCTTCATGAAGAGCTGAGGCGCTCTCTTTCCAGATATACAAATCAAATTCCGCTTAATTGCAAAATTATCGGCGGTAATTTTATTGAAACCGCGGTCAACAGGATTCAATTTTTGCAGAACGATTTCACACACGCCATTCTTAATCCGCCATATAAGAAAATTAATAGCAATTCCAGTAACCGCCTTCTACTTAGACAGGTTGGGATTGAGACAGTAAATCTATATTCAGCCTTTGTTGCACTGGCCCTGTCGCTAATGGCACCGAGCGGGCAAATCGTGGCGATAATCCCGCGCAGCTTCTGCAATGGACCATATTATCGTCCTTTCCGTGACTTCGTGCTCGAACGTGCAGCCATACGACACATGCATTTGTTCGGATCGCGCAACAAGGCTTTCAAGGATGATAAAGTGCTGCAAGAAAACATAATAATCCGGCTTGAGCGTGGGGGCCAACAAAGGCAGGTGACAGTTTCCACATCCACTGACGACAGCTTTGCTGACCTTACCACCTATGAATATCCGTTCAACAGGATCGTTCTGCCTGATGACCCAGGGCGGTTTATTCATGTTCCAACGTCGCCAGGGAAAAACACCATCGAGCTATCCCAGGCCATTCGCTATTCATTGGCAGATCTTGGCATCCAGGTTTCAACAGGACCAGTAGTTGATTTTCGGCTGAAAGAATATCTCAGCGACATGCCCGAGCCTGGCACAGTTCCCCTGCTCTATCCAAGCCATTTCAGAAGAAACGGTATCGAATGGCCGAAAGCTGGTATGAAAAAGCCAAACGCAATCTTGCGCAATGGCAACACCGAAAAGTGGCTTTATCCAAACGGTACCTATTGTGTGGTACGCCGATTTTCATCAAAGGAAGAAAAGCGTCGAATAGTGGCAAGCGTGGTTGATCCTGCGTCGTTTAGTGATGCCCCTATGATAGGCTTCGAAAACCATTTGAACGTGTTTCACAACAACAAGCATGGGTTGACAAAGTCGCTGGCAAACGGTTTGGCAGTGTTCCTCAACACGACAGCTGTAGATGAAAACTTCCGACGCTTTAACGGGCACACCCAGGTCAATGCAACCGACCTTAAGCAGATGAAGTACCCGAGCCGTAAAGCACTGATCAAGTTTGGAGAATGGGCCATGAGAAACGGCGCCCTAACTCAGACAAAGATTGATGAAATGTTAGGAAAATTGACCGCATGAATAACAAAAATAATTACATTGAAGCCGCTCTTCAGATAATCATTTCGCTAGGCCTTCCACGTGCACAACATAACGAGCGTTCCGCACTCTGCCTGCTGGCCTTATTAAATCTAACGCCGGACAAATTGTGGGCTGATGCTGAAAACCCGCTTATGGGAATCACGCCGATTATGGATTGGTCGCGAGATCATTACGAAAAGAGCTATGCGCCTAATACCCGCGAGACATTCCGTCGCCAGACCATACACCAGTTTGTCGAAGCTGGGATTGTTCTTTACAACCCGGACAAGCCCGGCCGCCCAGTAAATAGTCCGAAGGCTGTATATCAAATCGAACCCGCTACGTTAAACCTTCTGCATAGCTTCGGCTCTCCCGCATGGCATGATAACCTTACGGCCTATCTGGCTGAACGTGAAACGCTGGCCGCCTTCTATGCCAATGAGCGCGAACAAAACCGCATCCCAGTTCAAATTGCGTCGGGAAGGAAAATCACTCTCAGTCCCGGCGAACACAGCGAATTAATCCGGGCCATCATCGATGACTTCGCCCCACGCTTCGCACCGAGTAGCGTGTTGGTTTATGCCGGTGATACGGGTGACAAGTGGGGCTATTTCGATGCTGTCCAGTTGGCAAATCTTGGCGTGAAGGTGGATTCGCACGGTAAAATGCCCGATGTGGTGCTCTACTATACCGAGAAAAACTGGCTGTTGCTGGTTGAATCCGTCACTAGTCACGGGCCGGTCGATGGCAAGCGACATGCTGAACTGGGTCGACTGTTTGCCAAATCGACTGCAGGCCTGGTTTATGTAACTGCCTTTCCGAACCGGGCCATTATGGGTAAATACTTGGGGGAAATCGCATGGGAAACCGAAGTGTGGGTGGCTGATGCGCCTTCGCACCTTATCCACTTCAATGGTGTGCGTTTTCTTGGGCCATACAATGCGCCTTAATTTTAAGTTCACCGGGAGCGCTATCGATCTGGTGAAAAGCTGGATTCAGCAGGTTCTGCGTAAGTACAGATCCTTACAAACTCCAGCCCGAGAGCAGTAATAAAAAGGGTGTCGTATCCTCCATGATCTGACACCACGTCGGCATACACCGTATCTCCGTCATTCTGCGTGGTTTCTATGGTATCTCTATCAATATAAGAGCGACACAACCCCAATCGCTGTAAGTTGTCAACGGCCACCATGTAGCTTTCATAATCAATTTTCAAATACATAAAGAATTTGAATGTGAGCAACCTAACATTCGTGGGCATTAAAAGCCAATTTTCTGTTTGCCTTTTTGTCAGTCGTTTCTTCATTGCTTCTATTTCCACATTGTAGAGATCGAACAACTGTTTCAGAATGCTAACATCCATGGGTTCCAATTGGCTGATTATCTCAACAAAAGCGGTCCTCGGTACTTTTATAGCGGGGTCCAACGATGCCACTAGTAGCTTTGCCCACAAATCATGCAAAGACTCCTCGTCTTCAATAGATGCATTATGGAATATTGGCAAAGCAAGTTTAGGAGAAACTGGTCTGAAATGACTGCTAAGACGTTTTTCTTCAATGATCTTTTCCGCTTTTTCAATCAGCGAAATCTGTTTTTGCCATCTTTTGAATTTCAGGGTGTCTGCAAGCATTCCACAAGCTGAGTCAATGGGTTCTTTCATAACCATCGAAAAAAACTGACCGACCCTATCAATTACACCGATGGCTTGGCCGGTGGTTTTAGCTATTTCCTGCACGGCCTTAGCGGACTCGGTAATTTCCTCACTCACAGGGCTATCTCCTTATCATGACAGAACAATGATTAGATTTATCCGCATAAGACGCGGGGTTTAGGTTTTCGGCCCGTATCTATTGTTGGATATTATTATGTGTGGTTTTTAAATTATTACGAATAGATATCAAGCTGCTCATCTCGTGGAATACGCTTCTTTATCATAACAACTGAATACTCTTTATTTATATATGCCTGGATTGTTTTGTCAAAAACCTGTTTAATCTCAATGTCTGCTATGAGTTTATCACCTTTTGAAAATTTGGCACCTCTATCTATTTGATCGAAAAATGACTCGTCATTGATTGTGGCACTAATTTTATTTCCTTGATAATAGAACTGCCACTTATAACCTTTTTCAAAGATAACCTTAAATATTGTCAAAACAGCTTCTTCTGGTTTTATTCTCATATCATTTTCAGGAATTGGTGCTGGGAGAGCCATATATTCAAAGCTTTCTCGTTCTACATGACAAAGCCTTTTATGATCCTGATCATAGATTTCAAACCCCTTAATAGCATCATCTGCATTTAGTGTGTCAAAACTTTTACCTATAGCTGCATCGATTACTTGGTCATCTTTGAAAACGTTATATGTTCTTGCGTCGATCTCAAGTTTATTCCCATCACCATTAATAATAATTGTTTGCTTTTTCTCATCAATGATTTGTGTTGGTTTTTCGCCTTTCAAAAATTGCCTAATCGCTATTACGCCAGCAAGTATGCCGACAATTTCAGCAGCAGCCGTAGTCGGCGACGTTAAGACCTGTTTAAATATTGCATCAATTATAGTTTCTTTTATTGCTAAAAATATATCATAGCATCCCGGCTGAATATGTTTGATTGTAATTTTAAGGGATTTATCTGTCTGAATATCATCGTTTATTTGATGTATAGCGAGAGATAAATTACCAAGGACGTCCACTAGAGTATCGGTGTCAACTCCGTCCATATCGCCTGACAGCTTTATTCCAAAATCAGTAAGCCGAGCTTCTTCAGCCATGCTATTCACCAGTAATTACACATAAGGGGAGCTGCGGATAAACGAAAAGCTTTCCGAATCTTTTCGTAAATCAATAAAACACGGAAAAACTATTGAATTTTCCACCTTTTATGATATCGTTTGCCGCGGAAATCAAGAGATATTTTTCACCGGATCCCAATTAAGGAACGAGCATGTCGGTACACCAGTTAAAAGACGGGCGCTGGATCGTTCAATACAGAGACCCAGACAGTAAAAATAAGTTCAAACGGGAATATTTCGGGCGGGGACCGGGATATGAAAAAGAAGCCAGGGAACGCGACGATGCGCTCTCTCTTCGCGGCTATGAAAAGCGCACTCCCGGTCCGGACAGGTCTCCTTTATTTGCAGATCTGGCCAAAGGATATCTTGCTGCCCGGATGGCAACAATCGAAAACACAACTTACAAAATACTTGAGTACAAGCTCGAAGCTTTTCTTTTGCCCGAACTTGGTAATACCGAAACTCTTAAAATATCAAAGGAACGCATAGATAAATATGTCGAAAAAAGGATGGCAGCGGGCAGAAAAAACAGCACGATACACCGGGAAATTACAGATATTCAGGCAATTATAAACTGGGCTGTTGAGCGCAAGATAATACACTACAATCCGCTGGCCGGCTACAAAAAACCCAGGCCGGAAACCGATATAGTGATCCCGCCCACATTAAGCGAAATGATTGAAATTGACAGGCACGCCCCGGATCACCTCCGCCGGGCCCTCAAAATAATTTATTATACCGGTGCCAGGCCCGGCAAAGAAATAACATCACTTAAATGGTCGAACGTGAACTGGGATCAGAACACCATCCGAATTGTTTCTGCCAAGAAACATGGCCTCAAATACCGCGATGTACCTATCTGTGAAGATTTCCGGAAGTTGCTTGAAGAATGGATGAAAGAGGATAGGGCAAAGGGCGATGGGATAAACGACATAAGCATAATCAATTACAAAAACAAGCCGATTATATCTCTGCAAACATCCTGGGGAAGAGCAAAGCGCATGGCAGGCATAACCAGGGCAATAAGACCCTACTCATACCGGCACGCATTTGTATCGAGCCTGCTCGATTCCGGCGCGGATCTCAAATCGGTTTCCGAGATTGTGGGTCATAGCAATCCTAATTTAACACTCCGGGTGTATCAGCATACCAACAAATTAATGCACCAAAACGCGATCCAACGCCTGCCCAAAATGCGCTGGTAACACCCCTGGTAATACAATTTGTATTACCAAATAACTGCTTTTTAACAAGCTGAATAAATAGATAAAAAATAGTAGATATAGCCTTCACACGGTAGAAGTCGCTGGTTCAAACCCAGCACCGCCTACCAGCAAAATCAAGAGGTTAGCCATTTATGGTTAGAAGTCATTTCAAAACCTCGTATCAGGTTTGAGAGAAAGGCGCAAGCCG